TTTCCAGTGTCATTATAGCTTATAAGTTCTTCTAATAGCGGCTCTGATAGTATGTTATGTAGGTTCTTCTTGCCAGGTGCTTGTTCTTCGTTTAGCCAATCTTTGATTAGGCCTTCACCCCATTGCTTAATCTGCTTATTCATATGACAACCTTTCTTTCTCTATACTTTAGTATTACCTACTATATCAGAGATAATATCAGGCTGATCGGCTAATAAATAATCACAATGCTTAGCAGTAAAGTAAGGGAATAAGCCTTTACGCTCATTTTCATACATTATCCTACCATTATAGTATACTGCTAGTTTACGCAGGTTTTCATAATATTCTTCAGCTGTTGATGGACGTCCAGTATATTCAGCAACAATTATATCATAATAGTTCTCAAAGTCCTAGAATCGCTTATATACGAATGTAGATCCTAATGAGTTAGTACCAGACTAATCGTGGTCATATGGGTCAACTCCTAATATGTATAGTCCTATAGGAGCATCTTTCATTGGGTGTTCCCATATTACTATTGAACCTGTAGGATCATCGTCTTTTTTCAAAGGATAATGCGTAATATCACCGTGTTTCTTAATAACCCATTTAAGTGATCCATCTGTTTCCCATACTAGATCACCTACTTGCTTCATATTACTAAGGCTCTTATTGATACGTATTTTGGCTAATTGCTCTTGTAATTCCTTCTTAGGGAATATATTACCACCAAACTCCAAACATGCTTCCTAGGGCGTTATACAGTGTTCTGCAACGTATCTATCTACTGCTACAGAGTTAGTAGCATTTTCTATTACTTTTCTACGCTCAGCTAATATATACTCTACTGACTTTCTACGTAATGTATTTCCATCATTGTCCATGTATATTCTGTTACCGGCATCATCACGGAAGTCCATGTTGGTATACTGAGGTATAAAGAATCCACACTTTTTATCTGATGGAGTTTCATCCCATATATTATCAAATCCTATACAGTTATAACCATCTGGATTATAGAACATATCTTTAAGAGTCTCAAAATGGCTATCTTCGTCACCACCTGTACCGAATGCAATCATAGTACCGAATGCCATACCATCTTGTTCTACAGACGGTCTAGCAATCTGCCATGCGGCACCTAGTTCTGAGAATGAACCAGCTTCTTCAAAGATGATTAACTTACCAGCTTTACCACGAACTACGTCAGGATTATCTTTTAAAGTAACACCAATTATTTCTGACTTAAAACCTAATTCTATCTCATTACCATACTCATCTTTAGTAAAGAATCCAGCACGTTTACGCATCTAAGTATTAACAGATCTTTTCTTACCCCAAGCTGTATTCTTATCTATAAAGTCCATATAGTCCCATGCTTTAGTAAGAATACCGTCTTCTGTTAAATACTGTTTATTACTAGCATATATGTATGTCTTACTACCAGCAAATAAGTAATAGTTACGACAAGCCATGGCTGCATTCTTATAAGAATAACCTTTACGTCTACTCTTCAATGCGCATAAGTGTTTACCTTCTCCTTCGGCATCTTCTACCGCTTGAAAGAAGTAATAGTCGTAATCGTAGAAGTCTGGAAACTATAGATCACGTGTCTTTTTTATCTTAGTAGATCCATCTGGATTATTTATAGTAGTATAGATAATTCTTTGAATAGGACAGAAGTTTAAATAAAAATAGTTATACCCACTGATGAAATCACCATCATCAGCTGTATAACCATATTTACATCTATCCATCTATTCGTCCCAGTATTTAAAGTACTCTGATGTACCTTCTGGGTACTAACAATAAGAGCCGACTTCGAGAAATCTCAGAGCCGGCTGTCTAAACTTATCGCTGTTTTTTATCTACTTATTGAAGTCTACCATTCCATTTAATATCTTTATTGGTAGCCCTACTACGA